CAGGGCGAGAGCGTGCAAGGCGTCATGCTGTGCCTGTTGGTTGGTAGACATGCTTGAGGAGTCGTCAATAACGAACTTGCACTTACCGCCGAGAATCTTCTTTGTTAGAGAAAGCTTAACGACACGAGAGTTAACCCTTTGAATAGCGGTCTTATAGTCATCTTTGTCAGCGAATTCTTCTTCTATTTCCTCGGCGTCCTCATCAAAGACATGGATGTTAATAGGCTTCTCTTGTAATTCGCCGATGAGGTTAACCCAGCCACCGTATAGATCCTCAACCATCTTCTCCAGTTGGAATCGATCCCAGTTATCACGAGCATTCTCACGAGACTGCAAGGCTTCAATAGCTGCAGGTGTCTTACCGAAAGCAGGATTGCCGGAGTCTTTAGCGTCTACTTGTGTATCAGTTGTGCCGTTCTGGTTTAGTAGTGCAGAGGTTAAGAATTGGTATGTGCCTTGGAAAGTAGCCATCCCTTGAGGGTTGTTCTCAAACTGTTGGATAGCGTTCATGTCGGAGACTAACCATCTTGAACCGGCTTCATACTTAATAGTTGAAGCAGTAACACCAGATAGATCTACCTTGAGTGGTGGGAAGATCGAGAGTTTTACAGCGTCCATGTACAGGTTAATCAGGGAGTCTTTGGCTTTCTGTAAGGTGATACCTCGTTCAAAGTCACCAAGACCAAAGATTGAATCCATGAGAGGGAAACACTGGCGCATGACAATAGGAATCCGACCGTTCTTATGCGGGTTAGGTATGTCTCTTAGAGCGTCTACTTCTTCGTAATCAGGGGCGAATGTAACCCAGTGGCCTTTAGTTCCCTTTTCGTATTTGGTTATAAGAGTTACTCGTGCTGCTTGACCTTTTTCGCCGTAAGGTCGTCCGTTAGTTCTAACGTTCTCAACTGCTGACTTCTTGTCACTATTAAGATCACGAGATGGCACAGCGCCAGACTTCATTAGGTCTAGCAGTTTGCGGATGTTCTTCTTGTTCCACTTCGTTTGCTTGCGGGCTAAGATTGCATCTAAGTAGCTAGCTGATACTTCAGTTGATACCATTACCCAGTCACAGTCGCGTACTGAGTTCTTGCCGGGTTGAGGTAGGAAGTTACGAACTGGTACTAGCCAACAGTCCGGGCCTACATATTCATCATCAATCCTATAGTCGTACAATATTGGCTGCGCACCATAAACAGACGCATAGACACCTGACATACGAAACTTAGTCAGTAGATCGAATTGTGAGTTAGCGTTAGGCACGATGTACTTCTGCAGTACAAGCTGCATGAGCTTGGCTGTGCCATCGTCTTTAGAATCAAGAGAATAAACGTTACCAGTAGGTAGTTGAGATGCTACACGAGATTGTCGTTCAAAGACTAATGAAGATAAGTGACCGTCTGTAACGTGTGACCGTGTGGACTTCTGAGAATAAGAGTCAGATAAACGTGCAATAAGTAAGCGTTCTTTGTCAGCCCAGCTAGAGCGGATAACACTTAAAGAATCCCAAGCATTAGTTTGCTGCTTGATTAGTTCGGAGATTTGGGTGGAGGATACTGCTTCGCTAGGGGTAGAGTCAGTAGATTTTGGTTTGAGCGCCAAGGAGGATACCTCATAAAGAGTTATCGCATCCGTTGGCGGCTTACGTTGTTAGCTACATTATACCACAAGTGGTATGAATTAAAAAGAGTGTCTTACCAGTACATGCCATCCTACAGTTAGGCACGAGAGACAAGACACTTCAGATGATGGACTAGGCCACTAACGTCCACTTGAGGCTTTTAGGCAATTTGCCAGCTGCTTCAAGTAGCCGCTTCTGCTTGATGTTACTCAAGTAGAGCGTGTAGGTCTTCTTGTGTTTGACGTCTTTGGCTTCAAACTTGTTGACCATAGTATACCTCCGATGTTGGTACATCTACATTATACCATAAAAAGTATGCATAACCTATTTGTTTAAGGCTTGGAAAGCGGTTATGTTATAGTTTAACATCTCGCTGCAAGTGTCCTGACGATCATCTATAAACATATCGAGTCGTAGTTGTTTGGCTAGCTTCCGTTTAAGCATCGGTACGTCGTTATAGTGCGTGAAGTGAACTATATGTAAGCGAGTGTATTTAATGTAGGTTCCCTTTACATCTTTGAGTAAGCGCTTATCGTTCTCGGGGTTAATAGCTGAGATGATATGTACTTCTCCACCTGAGTCTAGAACAAACTGGGCTAGCTTCTTTAAACCCTTTTTGTGGGTTGAGATGGTGTCATAGAAGTCAAGCCCCAAGCGATACATCAGTTAGCTCCCTGACCGCGTATTGACCTAGTAGGTAGTCTATATTGCACATTGATTGTCTTATGTCTCTTGGTTCGTCTTGTTCAGTAGAAAATAACCAGATGGCATATTGTTCTCTGATTAGTTGTTTACATTCCTCGTTGTTGGTTGGCTCTTGTACGTTTGGAGTGTACCGTTCACGCCATGATTCATTGTTCATAGTTAGTCCTTTTTAAAATCCTTTTAGTGTGGTATAATAACAGAGATGAAACGAGGGAATCGTACCAAGATATTCTTTAACTGTACCGTAGAGGGTTGCCCTAATGAGTACGTTGCTTCTGGGTATTGCAGACGTCATTACTCCGTATGGTGGTATAAGGAACATAACGGCATTAAAGAGCGTAGTTATGAACGTCATGGTATGACCAATACGAGTGAATATAAAACGTGGGAGTCGATGAGTACACGTTGCTATAACCCCAAATGCAAGCGATACCAAGACTATGGTGGTAGGGGTATTAAGATTTGTCCTGAGTGGTACGGATCGTTTCTTACTTTCTATAAAGACATGGGGCCAAAGCCTAGCCCTAGGCACAGTATCGAACGTATCGACAACGATGGTGATTATGAACCCAGCAATTGCCGATGGGCTACTCATGCTGAACAAACCTTGAATAAAAGGCAGCGGGTTGATAGTAGAGTTAGTAGATAACATCACAGCTTCTTAAAATCTTGGGTACTCATTTGATCTGCCTGTCCTCGCTTATATACAATAGAGAATGATAGAACGCCATTTAATCCTGCGTCTTGAACTCCTTTCATTAGTTGGAACACTCTTGTAGCGGCTGATACATTAGGCTCTGAGTCTCTGAACTTGTAGTTAGTTACTTTAACTACGTCTGCGTTGTTTATATCTCCGAGGTGTTTCTTGAGGGTAATGTTAAGCGAACCGTAGTCATCTAGGTCAGCCATCATTACACTGATCTTGTCGAGTATGTCTTTGCTCATAAGTAGAATCCGTCCTGGAATAGTTCTTCATCCGGGAAGTGAACCGTATTAGGATCAACTGGTGCTTTCTCTGTTTGGTATAGTTGCCATGCTATAGCTAGAGACATAATAAGATCATCATGTGCGCCTGACTCGGCCGTGGCTTTCCATGATCCGGTGTTGCCTTGCTTGATAATAAAGCTGAACATCTCGTTAATGGTTGGTTTGTCGTAGAGAGTTAAGACTCGTTTATCTACAGCGTCTTTCAGCATGGATAGCATTGTTGGTCTAGTGGCTGTGTTGGTTTCAAAGCCTAGCTTAACTGTGTTCTCAGTATGTTCGGTTGAGCCTACATGAATCTTCATTTGGTAAATCTTATACTTCTGGTGCCTGTTTAGGGCGCTTAATCGTTCTAGTTCTGCTATGCCGCCGTTGTTACGCTCGTAAGCTACGACTGGTTTAACCCTTGTCTCGTCGTAGATACGTTCTAGTCAGAACCTCCCCAACTAGTATCACAAGCGACGACGTAGAACTCGCCGGGCATATACTTTCTATATCTTCGGAAGCTCATCTATATCCTCTAGCGGTAAGGTAAACTTGTTATCTAAGACCATAGCTAAGACTAGTCCGTAGCCCATAATGTCATAGGCGGTGTCCATGAGTGATTCGTTGTTAGGTTCGCCCTGTGTTTGGGCTAAGTTAGCTAACCTGGCTACTTTGTCATTGAGTCTGACTGCTATAGCTAGTTCAGGTTTTACAACTGATCTAATGATGTTCGCAGGGCCATAGTCCTTTTGTTTCTTCACTACTAAACGT